CAAACTGTGGTAATACACTCATAGTTATTGTTTGTTAAACTTTTTAATTTTTAATTTTGATGAGTCCGCTCCAGAAACTGATTTTACTTTGTATGCTCCAAACTTAGCGCCTTCCATGGGTGCAGCTTTTCTTGCACCTGTTGATGGGTTATTAGATTTGTTTACAACATCTCTAATTGCATCCGCTTTGCCTTGCTCGTAAAAGTGATTTGCCATTTTATCGGCATTTGCACCTGCATACAACGCTTTATGATACCCTGCGGTATCTTCAATCACGCCGTCTTTTCCTAAGAAATTTCCAATGAAATTGCTAAGATCCGTTTGCTTTTCTGCTACCTGTGACGGGTTTTGTATGCCGTATTTAAACTTTTTTTCACCCAATGTAAAATCGAAACCTTCGAAATTTTCATTCAGCAATGCGTTAGTGTTGGCTTTAAACTTGTCATGGTTAACTGCGTTTCTTTCCTGGTCCTCTTTATATCGATTAAAAAAGTCCGATGCTTTAGTTTGATCTTCAGTAAGTGCAGGTGAGTTCAACTTGATCTCATCATAATACTTATCTTTTGTATCGTTTAAAAACGTACGGGCTTTTGCAACCTCTTCTTTATATGCGAGTTTTTTTCTACGGATATCTCGCTCCTCATCTAATTCTTCGTCAAACGCAAAATTGTCATCGATCATAAAATCAATTTCGTCTGCGCTTAAGTGGGATTTAGTAGTTTTATAATATTCTTTTACTAATACGTCACGATCTACATCGTCGTAGTTGGTGTTCAATCTTACATAATCCTGTAAGGTGCCACCGGTTTCACGCATAAAGTCAACTAGCTTAGTTACATTTTCTGGCAATACTGCTGCGGGCGCAGGAGCGTTTACAGGAGGAACTGGCTTAGCGGGCTCGCTATCAGTTACTTCTTTAATAATTGGCTCTATCGGAGTATCAATTGGTGGATCAATTGGTGGATCCACAATAGCATCCGCTGCGGGATCAGCCACCGCAGGCTCTTCATTAGGTATTACTACCCGGGTAACATTGCTTGGGACATCAACCAGCGGCTCTTTATTTTTAGCGGCTATTTGCTCTGCTGTAAGCTTTGGTTTTGTTTGGATCTTAAAAGACCCTTCTGTTTTTTCACTCATGATATGATATTATATAATTAAAAAATACTTGTTTATTGCGGGAACACATCGCCCATCCCCATTCCGCCCATGGCTTCCTGTCCAGCGTTTTCAAAATCCTTAGGCATCCCCTTGCTTTGTCTTTGCTCTATCATTTGGCTTTGCTGGGTTCCTTCTTTCTCTATTCTTTTAGATTTTGCAGCATCTGCATTATCCTCTTTAGCTTTGGTTGCCTGTAAAGCGGCTTGGGCTAACTGCAAATCGTATTGAAACTTAGTTGCCATTAATTCTTTTTTAATCTGTGCTTCCGTTTGCATTCTTTGCATTTCAAAGTTAGATTTAGCTTGCTCTATTGCTACTTTTTCTGCGGTTAAAGCCTGCTGCTTTTGTACCTCAGCCATAGCGGCTTTTTCTGATGCTTGAGCGTTTGCTTGAGCCTGAGCTTGTATATTTTGCTGCACTATAGCCTGCTCTTTTTCTTTTCTTTTTTTACGCTTAAGTTTTAGCATTTCGTTGGCTAGCTTAAGGTTTTTAATTTGGCTAATGTCTATAGAGTCCTCAATATCGATTTCCTTTGTTTGCAAAGCAATCTGTATGTTTTTCTGTAATTCAGCTCGCTCTTCTTCATCTGGTTCCATTTCTAAAAATATACCAAAATCATGCAAATTGAGTTTTTCAATTTCTTTTAAAGTCTCCACATTGAAAGTGGATACACTATTCATTAAAGAGTTTTTAGTAAGAGGAAAGCTTATAACATCAGCTATTTTGAGCGATATATTCTCACAGGTGCTAAGTGTTAATTGTACGCTAGCGTCTTGTATATGCTTTGTAGCGGTGTTAGAGGCATTGGCTGCCATTTTTTGCAATCCAACTAAAGAATTAGGATCTGGCATAGCGCCATCTCTTGCTTCGTTTAATCCGGTTACATCTCTAATCATTTGCATATTGTAATTATACGCCGTAATTAAAGATTGTATTTTGCCAATTCCTGAGGAGCTAGATAATTCCTGTATAGGAACCTTACCTCTGTTCATTTCGCCGTCCTGCGTCATTGATCTACCAACAACTGAACCGGTTTGAAAGTACATGTTTAATGCTTCCGCTGGATTATAATTTGTGCCGTTACCTAAGTCTACTTCCGCTAAACCGTCAATATCTAAAAATATTCCGTCAGGAACCATTCTAGATAGCACCTGCTGTATTTTTAAATGTGTTAATTGTATTACGTCAGCAAAACCTATACACTTGCTTACAAGTGATTGTATTACTCCTTTATACATTCTTGGAGCAGCTATGGAATAACTCATTTCTACCCTAGTTGTATCCGCCATTGGGCGAGTCATGTTTTCAGATAGCTTCCATTCTAACATCATATCCGTACCTACTATTTTAGCACCTTGGTATAACACTTCAATAGATCTAGCTACTCTTTCAAAATTGTCATTTGGAGGAGGATCAAATTCACTGGTTTTTTCAATGGCCTTTTCAAGACCACTGTCTGTTCTTTTAATTTTAAACACCTGGTCGGCATAAGTTTTGTACTCAAAGTACATTACTTGGACAGTATTGTAGTCGTAGTTTTCAAAGCCTCGTATCATTCTACGGTTGCCGGGTGATTTTTGGATTTTTTCTAATTCCTCGTCAGATATATAAGGAAATTCTTTTTTAAGCTCTGGTATAGTTATGGATTTAACTTCTCCTACATAGTATATATCTCCAAAGTTAGGGTCCTCTGTATAAGACCACACGCAGTAAGCGGGGTCTACGTAATCAACAACTATCCCCTCTGCTGGATTAAACGATGTTTTAGTTATACCTATTCCGATATTGACTAAGTCCTGGTTTACTCTTGCTCTGGTTAAATGATATTCGTTGGTTGCTAATACCGTATTTATAGCCTCTTCCTCCGCAATCTCTATAGCAGGTTTGTACTGCAGTTGCATGTGAAGATCTCTTTCTTCCATAGATTCCGGTAACTTATCATCGGGTACACCTGACCTGCTTAAATCGTTAGGTATAACAGCGTTAGCTATGGCCCTAATTTCCTGCGTACGCATATCAAAAGCTATGTTTTCAGCGTAGTCAGTTCTTTTCTTTAAAGACTCCGGGTCTTGTGCATAAGAGCTTATATCGTATTGCTTTTGGGTAATCCCGTTTGCTACTATATTTGAAAACTTTGAAAGTATAGGTACCGGTTTCCAATCTAAATTTAAGTAAGACAAATCACCGTTAATAGCTAATTCATCTTTATATTTTTGAACGCTTTGCTCGCCTCTTGCATATAATCTAAGATTATGAAAGTTATTCCAATTGCTTGAGTATCTATTTGAGCCCGCTCCCCCGTAATTAAACCACTCTTGCTCAATAGCACGAGAAACCTGTAATCCGTACGCCAGCGTAGCTTTTTCTTCCTCGCTAACTACTTGATCAGGAAATGGACTATTAGTGTTTGTACTTACATTCATCTATTGTATTATTTTTGAAGTGGCTCCGTTATTGTCGTATTTCTTAAACCCTAAAGAGTATTTCTTTGTTACTATAGCTCCCTTGGGACTATATCTGTGCTTGTTGCACGCCATTAAAGCTAAGCCGGAGCTTATTGATGCATCATGCTTTGTCCTGTTGTTTATATCAAACTTAGCCCAGTCTTCTAATGTTCTTTGTAAATAAACATCACCGTACCCTTCTTTTGTTTGACCAACAAAATCTTCTATATAAGTTTCAATTGCCGAGGCGTGCGCCTGCTTAATATCTTCACTTGAGTTAGGTATACCACCTACTTCTCGTTCTGACACAGATAACTTGTTGTAAGATCTATCCGGTCTATTAATACTAAAACCTCTGTATCCTCGACGCTTTAAGTAGTAAAGCAATCTAGGCTTGTTATTTTCACATAATATTGGCATTCCGTAAAACACCATAGCCATTAATACGTCTTCAAAAAACATTTCGGCTGTTGAGGGCCTAGCTATGTATTCCAAAAAGAAATGATTAGGGGGTACGTCCTCCATTGAAAATTTCGTTAATCCATGAAGTGCTCCGTTAGAGCCGCCGCCACCAACGACCCCACTAATGTCGTAACTGTCACAGCCAAAGGCACCCATGTGCTCATTTCCTGGATATTTAATACCATTCTTTATTATTATGTTATTCTGTTGTTCTTGATTAGGAACCCAAGTAATATAAAATCTACCGTCTTTGTTCGGATAGAACATTACTCTTGTATCTTTAACACCGTGTTCCCATTGAAAGTTTCCTTTCGTAACCATTGTATTGTTTTTCAACTCATCGTTGTAATCTATCTGTTGATAGATCTTAGTCAAGTTAAATAACGATTGCTTAGATTCATCTCTAAAAGCGTGTTGTTCTGTTCTTGGAAATTGACGATAGTATTCGTTCAACGCATCTGGATCGTCTTTTAATCCTTCAACTTCATTTTCCCAATGATCAATGACGCCCTCATCAATAATGTCACCTTGAGGACCAAGAATATTTTTCTTAGGTACGTCAAAAACCGGCCAACCGTGTTCATCAATGAATCCTTCATAGTTCCACTCCATCGGTATAAAAAGCTTATATAATCCACTTTTTGTTTGCCCATTCTTATTTCTTTTTGTAACGTCTGAATCGTTATATAATTTTTTAAAGTTTTTACCTCCCTTGTCTAATGCATTTGAGGTTGAGCCCATCATACACTTACCGATAATACGGCTACCTAGTCTTAAGCAAGTTTTTGTAACTCGCCAGTTGTTAAGTATGTTAGTAGGCCTTTCCCACTTACCGCTTTCGTCGTGTACTAATAGCTTTAATTTTTCTCCATCGTAAGAGTTGTCCCCGGTGTTTTTCCAGTCGATCGTTGTGTCGAGACCTGTAATTTCCTGGAGTTTCTCGTTTGAATCGAGTTTCCTCCTTGTAAGCTTTGAGGCCGGTACTCTGTACGCGAGTTCTGTTTTCGGGCGGTCCATTCCGTCCTGTATTGGTTTAAAGAAGAATGGATAGTTAACTGATATTGGGACAACTTTGTCTGTAAACATTTTCTTTGCGTCAGGTCCAGACTTGGACAATATGCCAAATCTAGCATCCGTAGATATTGTGCCTTGGTTAACCGTCTCCCCCGAGGCCATGAAAGAAAATCCTGATCTTCTGTTCTTAAGGTAGCACATGCCATAGCTTCGTCTGTCTGCTTTGCAAGCTTCCCAAAAAATGTAGAACAATCTGTTTGATTCTCGAAAGTCTGGGTGCCCAACGTCAATCTTGGACCACTGCAGGTACATGTAATGAGTACCAGTAATATAAGTAGGCTTGTCTTGGTTAAGAAACCAATAACCGTCTTCACGCCTGTTAAACTCTGTGTCAATATATCCATACCACTTTTCTTTAAATGCAGTTGGGTACTTTTCCCAATCCGCTTCGCTTTTAATTTTACTTAATTCTTTTGGGTATTCTTTTGGTGCCCACTTATTGATTCCTTTACTAGTTTATCCTCTAGCAAAGGTAATGCAATATGTAAATCACCAATAACATATATATCTCCTATCTTGCCTGTTCTACTTATACAACAAGATCGTATTCCTTGTCGTAACCATACTCCCATTTAGCATAGCGATTCTTTTTTTTAATTGCTTGCGGCTTAACGTAGTCTTTGGCTATCCTGTATAATTCCTGTTGATATGCCATTATTTAGATCTCGATTCTGCAAACCCTTTAAAAGCAGGTTTAGTTGAAGCACTTGACGATTCGTTTATCATACTTTCCTCCTCTTGAATTCTTGTAAGAATTTCAAAGGCATCAAATATACATAACTTTTTAGTAGCGGCAGCATTTTTAAGTCTGTCAGCTGAAATATCCTCTTCTGAGTCAACGATCTTTTCTTTTGCTACCTTTACTAATTCTTCAATCGCTAGTCGCCCAGCGGCTATTATATTCTTCTTCGTTTCTATCGAGTCCATACTTTATAACAATATCATTTGATTTCATACAATACATAATCTGATTGTCTACAACAAATTCCCATTCGCTATTTGGTGTGAACCCAACTATGTCTCCTGGATTGATTCCAGACTCCTCTAAGGAGCTATTACCTATTTTAAGTATACCAATAAGATCAGCTACTTTATCTGTGCTTAAAAGGTCTTTATTCTTAACAGGTGCAACAAAGCATCTATCTCCGAATGATTTCCAAGTATCTTTTCTTTTGTATAAGTACACTTGATCAACCGCACAAAAAAATAAGTCGTCTTTTAAAAAAGACCTACTGTTCTTTTTGATTCCTTTCATGTCATAAAATACTCTGAATACATTGTGATGTACCATAATCAAATCGCCCTTCCTTATAGGGGTTGCAAATGCAACTGGCGTTTCAACTACCTCAGCAATATTGTTAACATGCTTAAAGCTTTCTATAGAGCTGTTTGTTATAAGGGTATGCTCTCCAACCTTTACCTCGTTATCATACCTTTTGCCTACCGGCTTTATGATAAAGTCGTATACACTCCGCATTAATATTCTAAGTCATATTCAACGGATATTGCCATGTTAGAGTTAAATTTCTTCCATGGCATTATCTCGTCTACTTTTTTTATAAATATATTATAAGAATTATCAGACTCTTCAAATAGTATGTGAGAGATCTCGTGACCGCCGTAAACTGTCTGTTTAACAGAGTAATGCATTGCTTCGTTTTTATAGTCAGCCCCGATACTAATCTTTCTTATAATACTATCCATAATATTACTCTACAACTGCTTCTGGTACGATCTCTTCGAAAGTTCCATCTACAAGGTTAATATTAACTGGCCCGTACTTAGCTTCAATATCTTTTTTAGTTTCGTCCATTTCTTTTTCAAGAAGGTTAACGTGATAGATAGCTTTTGCTTTTTGAACCTCTAGTACTCCGATGTTTGCTAAATAAGATTGCAATTCTCCTTGTACTTTTTTAACGTTTGCTAATTCTTCTGCTGTAATAGCGTTTACTTTTGATTTCATTTTTTTTACTTTACTCATTTGATTTAATTTAATTGTTAATTGTTAATTTTTATTTGTTAAAGTTTAAACCTTTTCTTACCATTAGTTATATCTGTAGCAAACCTTTCGTTTCTAAAAAGATTATTTGAGTTAACAGGTGTATTTGAATTGCTATTTGAATTTAAGCTATATTTACCATCAGCTTTATCCTTTTTAAAATCTTGTCCTATAAATTTAAGTTTGTCCGAAGTATTTTGTTGAGAGGTTGCAATACCGCCTTTCGTTTCGTAATTTTTTATCATTCTTTCATGTTGCTCTGTCACCTGATTTTTCACCTGATTTAATTCCTTTGTGTTCTGGTAAGCTTCGTTTCCGCTTTTACCAAAATATTCATCGGCTTTAGACATGGTATTGGCTGCGCTTATTGCGCTGTTCATGGCTGTTTCGCTGCCAGTGATAGCGGCTTTTTCTAAAGTTCCTGCAACTTTGGAAGAACGCTTAGCCGCTTTTTCTGCTGGCCTTACCTGATCTGGGTGCAAACTTAACATTGATCCGGCCATTGCATCCTCCCTGTCTTTGGCACGCTGTGCGTATGTTCTTTCATCATTGCTTTCTCCAAGGCTGCCGGGCCTTGCCACAAAGGTTGCCGCATTAGCTTCTCTAAAAGTAGTTGGCTTTGTTGAAGAAGTGGAAGAAGTGGAAGAAGCGGTAGAAGGTAAAGAATAAAATGTATCTCGTCTTGCTGTCCGCTCGGGATAGTCTGTTGTCCTATTTCCAGCATTAGACCGCATGAGTGCCGCATCTTGACGAGCTGACTCTGTAGTATTATAATCCGAAACGTTAGGGCCTTTGGTTACTGATAAGTAGCTACGCATTTGTTTTTCAGGAGAAGTTACCATAGGATCTTTTCGTGACGGATTTACGTTAAACCTAGAGCTTAAATGCGGGGTACTACCTTTACCTTTTGAAAAAGATGCAGGAACACCCTGAGTAAATTCAGTAAGATTTTTATCTGATGAATGTATGCTGCTTTTATAAGCTCCTGTTCCCCTAGGCCTAAAGGTAGTAAGCTGGGGGTTATAAAGTACTCCACTCGATTGGCTTGCGTTTGATCCATTAGAAACATTTCTACTAGACTCATATAACGCCGCGTTGAAGTTGCTACTCGCGGGGGGATCTGTAGGAGTGTTATTCGTTAGGTAATTGATTGCTGCGCTTTCTACGTTAGCTCTTCCTGCCTTTTGTGTGTATGCCATAATGTTTTTTTAATATAATCGTTTTATACCGTAAACTCCGGTAGTGTCACCAGTGTATTTACTGGAAATTGAATCTTTGTTTATTAATGTGTACTCTATTGTAACGCGGTATCCATTATCTGGATTGTATAATTTTGTTATAAATCTGTTTCCATCTTCTACAACAATTTTTTCTGTTATAATGTCATACTCCTTAAAAGAAGTATTGTGACATTCTAAAACAGAATACTCCGAGGCTAAAATTGTTTTTAAATAATCTGTTCCTTCGCTTTGCCATATACCGTTAAACTGCTCTTGAGCTGTTAATGTTAATGACGTTAAAACTAAACATAGTGTAATAAATAAATTTTTCATAAGATTGGATTTTATTATATAATCACACGTTTTTTTTAAAAACTTGTTTTATACCCCCCCGTTATCAAGAATATTCCATCCAAATGTATTAATTAGTGATGTTCTAGCTGTTTCAGCGGCTGACCCTAACGAGTAAGTTGAGGGCACAAATCCTAAAGTTGTAGTAGGAGCGCCGGTTCCGCCAGGGTAAGCAGTTTGCATCTGAGCTTCCCAAGAAACTAAAATGTTATCATATACCGTGGTTGTAAAGCCTATATCAGTCGGTCCTCCCCAAAAATTTGAAAAAGCTGGGGCCTGCGTTATGTTCCAATTAGAGATATCCCCTATAACGTTGTTTCCATTATTAGTGCTGGCAAATAAGCTAAAGGTTGTAGCGCTGCTTATATTCCAATTGCTCAAGTCCCTATTAAAGTCCGTGCTTTGCTGTAAAAATCCTTGGAAATTTGTTACGTTTACGGTGTTCCAACTTTCTATATTAGGGTTAATACTATTAAAGCTGATGCCTCTTAAGAACATCTGGCGCATAGTAGTTACACTACTCACGTCCCAAGAATTTAGTGAATCCCCTGTAACTGGCCCTACATAGGCTTGATTAAACATCCCCTCCATATTAAGGACGTTACTTACATCCCAACCTCCTATTGGCTGATTAAAACTTTCGGTGGTAACGAACATCTGATACATATTAGTAGCNNNGCTAGTGTCCCAATTGTTTATGCTGGTGCTACCTCCGTTGTTAAATGCAAAAGCGTTTTTAAACATCTGCCTAAAGTCGGCTACGCCGCCTGTGTTAAAAGATCCTATATTTTGATTGAAAGCCTCTGCTCCCTCAAACATTGATCGCATTTCTGTTGCGCTAGACGTATCCCACAAGTCTAAAGGCTGGTTATATAAAGGGCAATTAAAAAATAAATTTTTAAAGTTAGCAATTCCACTTACATCCCAGGTATTTATATTAGAATTAAATAGGCTGCAACTAGCAAAGACGCCAAATAATCCTGCAGCGCCAGACAGGTCTGGTGCATCCGTTGCTGATAAAATCATATTTGAGCAACCATTAAAAGCTACAAAAAAGTCTGTCCAAACCCCTGCTCCCCAGTTTTTTATGTTTATTAACTTTTCTGCATCACCTGCTCCTCCAAAACGTATTTGTCCAGCGGTATCCGTGACTTTTATGTCGTAAGTGCCTGTGCTTGAATAAGTATGTGTTTGAGTACCACTTACTGCGGTATCCACATTGCCGTCTCCCCAATCAACATCGTAAGTGCCTATCCACGGCAGCCTGAATTGATTATTACTAGTGCTACCTGGATTATCTGTTTTTACTTGAATAATAAATCTACTATCTATAGCCGGCTCTCCGCCTCCTAATCCTAGATACACCATGGGTATACCTATTCCTATTGCGTTGCCTAGTCCCATATTATTTTAGTGCTATCATATCAGTTGCTGCAGTTCCAGTTGCCAATACATAGTCAACTATAACCGGCAGTATAGATCCAGCTGGGACTGCTTTAAATACTATTGCTTCGGCTGCCGTAGGAGGCGTGCCATCTGCTTGAGTTACACCAGATAATATTACTTTAATATCCCCAGCTACGCCTACATATAAGCAAGCTTGATTTAAGTTGGTCGCGTAAGCTATTGTATCACTGGGTGTTACAACTGCTGCTTGCGTTCCAAAATCCGGTTGATTTCCGTATTGTCCCATTTTATTCTTTTGTTTTATTATTTATTATTTTTCTACTCTTTTCCCACGATCTACCTACAAAGTAAGCCCCGTAGACTGTAACTAATAGCGTTTGGAATATAGGTATATATTCTGCGGCTATTTTAAAGTGACCAATATTTCCGTCAGCAAACGCTAATACCGAAAATATAAAG